AGATAACTTCGGCTTTTTGTGCTGCTAGAAACGCAGTCCAACCTGATTTTATTTCTGCATCAGTTGGTTCAATTTGAGTTTCATCAAGCCACTCAATTTCATCACCTCGCAAATTAAATTTTGCGTTTGGTCTGATAAACTGAATTGCCGATAATTTATCTTGGAATTTCATTATGCACCTATTTCTAATAAAACTATGGTGGATGTTGCGCCATCATATTGACAGCCAACCGCACTTCCGCTTACATCATTTCTCATTCTTGTCTTGTATGTTGTTGCAGATGTTGTGGCTGGTGCATCTAAAAATTCACAAGATGCTGAACCAATAACATTCCATAATGCGCTGGCAGTATAACCTGAACTTTGCGCAAATTGAATCAAACTTGTTCCACCTCTTAAAAGTTCTATTTCAAATCCATTAGTTGAATTATTTGCATTTTTATAACATCCATTTTGTGTTACAAGAATCAAAACTTTAGATGTTGCTGAACTTGGAGTTATGTTTAGAGTTAATCCAGTATCTGAAAACGAATCTGTTGACGTTGAAAATCCTGTTGAATAAGTTGTTGAAACAACCTGCAACACTTTTCCACCACCAGCGGGAGCACTCCAAACTGGAACTCCTCCTGAAACTGTAAGCACATTTCCTGTGCTACCAATTGCAAGTCTTGTATTTACATTTGCAGTCGATGAACGATATTCAATATCGCCAAGAGTTGTTGATGGATTTAGGTTTTTAGTTGTTGTATCAACAGATGAACCAAGCGTGCGGATAGCAGCTGCGCCATCTTTAACCAACGCAGTATCGTCAGGCGTTGTCCAGCCATAGTTTGTAGTAGTTGCCATTTTTCTCCTATTATCAGGCTACGATTGTAGCGTATTCCCATGTCAAAGTTGGATCAATTGTGTTCCATGCCTCCGTGATCGGCACAGTATTCCAGCGCATCGCCACTTGGCTGAACGCCACCGGTGAAAGATTGATGGTTAGGAATAATTCATTGAACCTTGTGCTCCAACGCCATCCCTCGACATACCCCTCAAATTCGCCACCTGAGATTTGGTCTGGCAGATTTTGGATGTTTAAGGGTTGACCCACAAACACACCCAAAAGATTATCTCGATCGCTGTTGTCTATCTCTGAATTGGTGATTGGAAAAGTTATAGATTGAAAGGCTGGTAATGGAAAGGCACGCTGAGCAATGTATCTATCCGCAACCTCTTGAGCATCTACACCTGAATGAATAGCGGATTGAATGCTTTGTGCCTTGTAGCCATAAAGGGCAATCGATTGTGGACTTGATGCAGTTGCCTGTGAGTTAAAGTTGTTTCCATAATTAATATAAATATCGTTGCGAATATCGCCTGATCTTGTGATAGTTGATAATCCTTGACCTAAAGCATGCCTACCATCTAAATCAACATAACCATTGGCTGCTAAATAAGTCTGCCTATGGTCTGCATCGGCATAACCAATATCTCCATTAGGTGCTTCATAAAGATAACCAAATGCGCTATCGGCAATAAAACTTGCTATGTTATAGACAGTATCAGGATCAGCGGATCTGCTTGACATTGTATAAAGCCCTGGTTGATCTATTTCACCAAGACCCTGATTGCCTGTTGTTGCCCATGTTTCGGTTGCGTCATAAGTTGCCCAAGTTGTAGCTGCTGGAACATCATTCCAAGATGCCAGCAATACGCTGGATAACAATTCATAAATCTGGTCGCCATCCTCATCTTGTGATAAATTGTCATTGTAAATTTCTTTGGCAAGTTTAACTAATGAACCCATTGCTAAGATTGAGTAATTAACAACAGTTGCCAATGCTCCAGTTCTTTGAACCTCAACAGTCAAATCAGTAACATTGCCACCAAATAAAGTGACATAAGTTCCAGAACTGTTTTTAACTTGCAAACTTAAACTATCATTAATGTCAAATGGTAAAGTTTGTCCAGATAATGCGATTAATGATATTTGTAAATAAGACGGGTTTGGTTGAGTGTAAATATCTGTGCGACCTGCTTGGTGGGCAATATCGCTTATTGCAATATTCGTGTAATCAACACCAGCAACAGTTAGTTTCCAGTCAGGCGTCCAGACTGTCATTATTGAAACACGTTTCCACGTCCTCCACCAAATGTGGGGGTTGATCTTGCTGAACTATCAACTAAAACTTTTTGCACAGCTCTTGCAGCGCCCTCTGGATCTATTGCTTGAACTGAAATGTTGTTTACTATTGTGCGGCTTTCTCTAGTATTAGCATTTTCAATTGGCAAAGATGGTGCGCTTAAATCTCCGCCACCTGCTAATTGAGATAAACCATAAGTCGCAGCAACTCCAGCGATAGCAGCAGCAGCTAATCCAACTGATGTTCCACCTGTTGCAAAAGCAGTAGCAATAGCAGCACCAGCAGCCGTAGTTCTTAATACTTTCATAGCTGTAATCAAAGTGCCAATTGCTGTTACAAATGTTACAATCTTGCTTGCTACAAATACACTAGCAATAATTCCACCAACTATTAATAGTTCATCTTTTATACTAATAACAAAACCAATAGTTCGTTTTAATTGTTGCCCAAATTCATAAGCACCTTTTGTTGCATCAGTAACACCAGCGGTAACGCTATCTTGACCAGTTAAACCGGCAGCTAAAGCCTGAACATTTGGCACTACTGTTATTAATAAGTAATCAGCAAAATCCTTCATAATCGGAAGCAAAGCATTTCCAATTTGTTCTTTTGTTTCAGAGAATGCAATCTCTAATTGCCTCATCTTAAATTCAGCGTTTGTGGACTCATTTTCTATAAATCCACCAAATGTTTTTTGTAAATCACCAACAATTGAATCGAAATCTTTTACAACCGATTTAGTGCTTGTTGTGCTTTGCCCAATTTTATCTTGAGCCTGAGATAATGCTAAAGAGGCTTTTATAGTTGCATCGGCGGTTGGCCCATATTTTTTTAGTGCCAAATCATAATTCAATTGCGCTCTTTCCGCAGCAGCTACGGCAGCCGAGTTGTCTTTTGTTACTGTTATATTTTCTTTTGTTTGTATGCCTAGTTTCTGTAAAGCAGTTACATTTCCATCGTATGCCCTACCCAAAGCATTTGCAATCGTTTCTAAAGGTTTACCTGTGGAAAGGCTTATATTTTGAGCAAGGGTTAATAATTTTTGAGCTTCAGTAACATCTTTAGTTGATCTAATTAAACGGCTTAATGCTGGTCTTAAAACATCATCTGTAGTTGCCGTCGCAATTGATTGTTTAGTGATATAAGTATCGATTGCAGCAATTTGATCCTCTGTGGCTTTAGTGTTAGATCGAATTGTTTGTTCTAACGTCTTACGGCTTTTTTCATCCTCTGCTGCTGCCTTAACAGCTGAAACGGCAAATGCTGCTGCTGCTGCGCCAACTGCTGCAAATGCCAATGCTGCTTTTTTGCCAAACTCACTAATTTTATCTGCGCTAGATTCAACAGATTTGTTGGCTTCACCTAAACTCTTTTTTAACTCATCGACATCAGCAAGGATAGATAATTTAAGCGTGCGATTACCGGTTGCCATTAGACCCATTCCTTAATGATGCGATTGAAAGCCTGTTCCCATTTATTAATTAATTCAGGCTGAATTTTGCGAAGGGTTGGATAGATAAACCAACCTCTCGAACCTCTGCCTTGCCGTCCTGAATAAGTAGGGAACTGCTTAAACTTATTAGATCCAAACTCAACTCCACCCCATAGGGTTTGCGTTGTAGCCCCACCTGAAAACTTTTGTCGTGCGAAACCATAACGGAACTCACCGATTTTGCTGGATTTAGAAATGCTAACGCCATCTGCGACTCTTTGCGCAACTGCGCCAGCCTTTGTTCGACCTCTAGCTGCTTGTTTAATTTCCTCTGATGCAAAATACGCCAAAGCAGCAGATTGAGTTCTTGCTTCCTCTGTTGCTTGGTCATCCATAAGTTTGAAAGCCTTGTATAAATCACGCAGATCGGATTTGTTGTAAGCAATGGTTTCATTTGCCATGCCTCTCCTCCAATATCTCGATCGCTGTTAAAATATCATCGGCATCAACCCATTCGCTCATTGGTATCTGTGTGGCTATTGCCAACTGAACCAATAATCTGTTTAGGCTTCCGACTGGGTGTCTTTTGGGTTTGCATCACCGACAATTACATCGACAACAGTTTCCATCCAAGCTTCATAAGGTTTAACTGGTTTGCCGGCATTTTCTCGCTTGTGTGCGTGATATGCCAAAAACATTAAGTCGCCAATACCCATCTTTTCAGATGCTTGACCAATAATGTTGCCAGTTGCCTTTTCCCATTTTGCCCACTCAGGTGGTTGGGCAATATAAGTTGCTTGCTCACCTGAGTTATATTCAATTGTAATTGGTAACTTCATTTGTTTGCTCCCGTTTGTTTATTGATTAAAAGGTTTCTGTTGGCACTCCGATAACTTGGAATGACAGAGAGACAGTTTGTGCATCTGGTGCAGTTCCA